GTTTGAATCCATATAAAATATCTCTTAAATCTTGAAAGTTAGTTAAAGGATTACCATCTAATGGTGCAATTAATAATCCATCAATTTGACTAATAGCTTCAGGTTCACCTGCATTTGATACCAATGCTAATGAAATATCATCAAATGTCGTAGATAATACAAGCCTATTATGATATGAGCTAAGCACGGCACCAGCAGGTATTTCTGCATAGTTGTCAATTAAGTGTGTAGCATCATCTAATAAATCAGCATCAAATACTGTAATATTATCTAAAGTTGTAGCTGTATTATTTGGAATTCTGCCATCAGGTATAAAATAATAAGTATATCCAGTCTCATAACCATTATAATTAGGAATTACCCTCGTCATTACTAATCGACGAGCTACCACAAAACTATCAGGACTTACTGGAATAGCAGTAAAGCTTACACCAAATGCGGCTGATGTGGTAAATCCAGTAAATCTAGCTGGAGCCGTTAAAAATCCTGTATCCGTTTCATATACAACTCCAAATAAATGAAACCCGGCATCAGTAAATCCAACTCCATTAGCTACTGTAAGAGTTCCTGTCGTTGGTGGATTACCTGCTGCTTTTCTTGCTGGAGTTCCATCTCCCATATAGACATATAGGAAATCATCTTCTAATCCCTTTTCTAATCTATCTGGCAAAGCACCATACGAAGTGAATGGAGATATATAAGCTCGACCGGCAAATGGAATAAATGCAAAATCTGTCATTGCCGGTATCGTTAATATTGGACCTAATACTGTGGCACCCTCATTAATCACATGAAATAAAAATCCCCCAGTAATAAGAACTAATAATGTATTTTCAGTTTGAGTTACATAATTATAAATTCTAACAATATTACCTAATGGGCCTGAGATATTTTGCGATGGCTCAATTCCAGGTCGTGTCCCAAATCCACTAGTTCCAGTAAATTGAACATTTTCACAATCATAAAAATGATCAGTGGGTGTAGTATCTGGTTCACCTCTACGATATAACCCATTAAACTTATCAATTACTATTGGAGTATGACCTCTCATATGATACCTCTAGATTTGAATGAGGCTCTAAAAGGTCGTCGTCGAGTTCTAATTGATTGTCTACCTTTAGTTGAAATACCAAGACTTCGAGTCAATGAGGCATCAGCTTCTTGATCTAATGCACCAGCTCTTACTGAATCTTCACCAATAAACATTGCACAGTAGGCGCCAGCCTTAAATTCAAGATATGATGTTACATTTAAAATAGTAATATTATCATCAACAGTATCAATAGTAACTGGAGCAAATAAATATTGAATATAATCTAATTTAAGATCATTATTAGCATCAGCAGCTATAAGACGAATTTCTTGTTCAATCCAAGCCCAAATAAGAAACTGACTAATAGTTGTATTATTTTCTAGATAATGTGGTAGAAAGTCCTTTCTTCTCATGGGAGTATATTGATTTAACCCTCTAGGGCTTTCCCATAATTGTCGGATCTCAATTAAATTAGATGGCAATGATGGAGGAGTTACAGAAAATCCAACAGATGTTACACCAGCATCTACTTGAATTACTGCACTAGTTTCATTAGTTACTGGAACATTATTTAATTCAAATTCCTCTTGGAGTCTATTAAGTGCAATATTGAAGAATGGTAAACACGCAGCATTGGTATATACTTGTTGCTCCGTATCGTTCTGCAACGAAGCAATTGCCGATATAATTTCTGCTGGTGTCACGTTTAACTCCTAAACTGCGAATTTAAGTTCTTTAGCCATAGGATGCTTAGGATCGATAGCTTTACAGTGTGGACATACAGGATATCGCGGATCTCTTAAATTACCACAAGCCTCACAGCGATGCATTGCGGCCATCTGAAAATCCTTAATCCAAGGTTTATCTTCAAATCCTAATGCCTGAGCGGCAATACGCATTACTTCTGAAATAGTACGTGGATTTCCACCAGATGTCGCCCAGAGTGCATCAGCCATCTGACAAAGAGCCAAGTACCATCTATTTTGTCGTTCGATAGCTAAATCTAATCGTGATTTATGATCTTTAAGAATAGTAAAGATAGTATGTTCACCTGGTAAATAGAATAGGCCAGGAATTGTATCACCCATATTACAAGCTAATACACCATTACACCAATCTTTAACAATCGAATCAGCAACAACAATAGATGAAGTAGGAATCTCTAATAGCGGCTGATTCTCCTCTAATTCTTTCCACCAACTAGAAGGACCAACCACTAAAAGTCCTGGTTTCTCTACTGTTCCTGCTGGAATACTGAAATGCCCTGGCTCAATTGTATGTTTGACTTCTTTAATTTCCCTCGGAAATATAGAAACAATAGTTGACTTATCCATTGGATTTACTGGTGCTCGAACAGTTCTCTTATTCAATGCACCAAGCAGTGTGAAACTCATATTAAGTCTCCTTAATCTTACTTGTAGTGAAACCAACTCCATATCCGTGCGCAAGGGCGTCACCTATTGGAGTTTCATTTACGAATAACGCATCCTGTATATCTTTAATTTCTTCATGTTTCTTTTCTATTTGTTGAGGAGTTGTAAGTCCAGCATATGGATGCTTATATTTAACATATGATCCAGCCTGTTCAATCTGTCTATTAATAGTTTCAATAATGAATTTACATGCCATCCAAGCTGGCTGTGCTTCTTCTTGAGGCGTCATACCAAATACCCATATAGGTTCGTATGATAACTTATCAATTGGTAATTCAGTCTGTTGAAGCACTGGTACTACAGTTAGTCGCTCAAGCACCCATTTAGATTGAATATATTGTTTATATTTTGGTAGCAATCTTACTTCAGGATATAAAAGTTCTACTCCTCCATCACTGAAGCTAGTTGCTCTATGTTCAAATTCAGTATCAGACCATACTAGTTTATAATTAGGCCTATTATTGGTTGAACCAAACCAATCCCAAAGCCTTCGGTTAATTACATTGATTGGTTCAACTGGAATCATGTTACACTCCTGAATTAATATACCACTTGCCAGTACTCTTTACATACATCATAAAAACAGCTCGATTAATAACAGCAGTAATACCAATTAGAATATTACCGGCAGTGCTTAAAACTACTGAACCATCTACAGGAATAAGAACTAAAAATCCACCAAAGCCTTCAAAGGCTGGAATAATAGTATCTACTTGAGTAGTTCCAGTTACTTTAAGTATATCACTCTTAGCCCGAATCGTAGCTGCCGAAGCAACCGTAGATTCAGAAGCTTTGCTTGTTGATCCTGGAATCATCTCGCCTCCTCCACCATGAGAGATTCATTACACGCGTGATAGTATGCGCGCCCCACATTTAAATCTAATTAAGCATTGTCTCCAACAGGAACATACTTTCCAGTTGAAGGATTATAAATAAATAGAATCACCATACCTGCAATAGAGGCTTTAGCTGTCAAGATATTACCGGCAGCAGTTACACCAGCAGCACCAGCAAATTGCACTGCAAGCATATGCAATCCTGTAAGCGGAGGCGTAATGGTAACAACCGCAGTATTACCAGTCATAATCGTCAGAAATGACTGGGGTGCGATTGTGGCAGCAGACACGATAGTCTGTGGCTTCTGTTGAAGGAGACTCTGAACAGTACTAAAGTCCTGAAAGCTCAGATCACTTGGCATTGTTTTATCTCCTTAGTACCCAGAGGGCACAGCTAATGCGTCAATATATGCCGTAGCGGCTGGATTATTAACAAATGTCTGCATACCAACTACCATATAGAAGATATCAGCAGTAGCTACGCCACCAGATGCTCCACGAATCTCAAAAATCTTACGCCCATCAGTTGTATAGAATCCAATAGGTAATATCTCTGCTCTACCCCAAACAGAATCAGCAACGAAGTCGATTCTGGTATTATCCCAATTGAAGTGATCCTTCACTGGGGCACCAGCCATTTGCATATTATCTCCAAAATACATATTCAGACCTTCTTCCTTGGCCTGCTTTTGTATTAAGGAAACAAGTTGCCCAATCTCTTCGTATGCTGCTTTCTGTGCAGGATGCATCCATGCATTAGGTTTGAATGTGTTATCAATACCTACACGATTACCAATCTTATTGATAGCAAGACGAGGTAACGGCAAGGTTAAAGCCGCGCTTAATCCATTCACTCGATTCGATCGAATTTCAGGAGTAGTTGCTCGGCTGAATCCTAACCATGTTCCAGTACTTGCATTAGAGTGGTGATAAGGAACACCAAATAAAGCAGGTAGTGAAGTAGGTGAACTAATACCATTAGTAACAATTCTATCGCCGGCAACAACGGCAGCTATCTGTGGAGTAATAGAAATAGTTTTATTCTCTACATCCCAATTCGTAATTACACCAGAGCCACGATTGGTTGCTAGTGTCGTATCAAAGACCTGGACGGTCTGTCCATATCTCATCAAACGAGCACCAAAACCATCCGTAGTTAATGTAATAACGTTAGAGCCACCAGCAGGTGTATCGGTTGTTACTGTTCCAATCGCACCATTTCCTGGCTGCTGTAACTGGGCATCTAACTGTCGTCTTAATTCATCTAATGCAGTAGCAGTCATCCTACGAACAGAATTAATAACAGCTTTACGTGGATCATCAGTAGACCATTCAGATAGCTTTGTATATTCGATAGCCTGACTAGTGAATACGCTATTTAATACAGCCTTATCCCAAGTTGGTCCACCACCACGTCCTAAATCACCACCATCTGGATTGAAATATCCAAATGAGCCACCAGGACGTAACTCTAGTGGAACACGCATCTGTCTATTTGATATCTTTTCTACATCTCGCTTCTTAATATTAGCAAAGAATTTATCATCACGCTCGAATACAACTTCGACCTTCGGTCGAACTCGTTCAAGCTCTAGGCCAGCTACTTGTGATTCAACAACTGCGGCCATGTTTTATCTCCTCAATCAGACATGATAAAATCTTTGTTAGTCATTCCTGTTGGAATCTCACCCTTCTTCTTTCCGGGAGTTAGACCAGCAGAACGACCAACAGGTAAATGTCCACGACGGTCTTTACCATCACTGGAAGCGCGTTTACTAGATCCTTTCAGGGCCTCGATTCGAGCACTCCTAATCACATCTCGCAAATGCGATTTTGCCTTTGACAAGTAGGCAGACTTGATTTTATCCAGTGAGGAGCTGGAGTATTTTTCCTCATTCGCTGCACGCCATAATCTATTTAATGTAGCTCCTAAGCTACGATCATTAGCCAATAAAGATTCGAGCTTGCTAATTGCTTCAGTTACAGCATGCTTCTTTACGAAGCTAGACATCTCATCTTTAGGATCTATATTACTTAAGATAGTTGCTTGAAGTGTATTATCTACTCGTTTTTGCAATCCATCACGAGCAGATTCAAATCTATCTCGTGCAAGAGCAGCACGTTCGTTGTCAATCTGTTTCTTATCATCAGTATCTTCCACCGCCATAATCTTCTTTGGTGGTGTGAATTTATCTGACCTGAATACAAATCTATTTAAAGCAGCAGCATGCTCCATTAATTCTTCATCTTTATTAGCTTTAGCTTCTTCAGCCATAGCCATAATAGTAAACTTAACAACATTACCAAGAATATGATGATATGCTTTCTGATCTACTTTAGCAATAGCATCTAAATAATTATCAGCAATACGATAAAATGCTGCTTCATCATTCTCTTTAACGGTTTGTAATAGTTTCTCGGTACTTCCGCTAAACAAATCCTGGCTGAATTCATCTAGTTGTTCAGCCTTAGCTACTGCATCTCTAGCATCTTCAGGTGTAGCACATACTTCAGTGAATTGTCTATCACGATAGATAGCAGCTTCGATAGATGGGAACTTCTTGAATAACCCAGGAAACTCTTTAAGTATCTCTTTCTTCTTAGGAAAGTCAAGTTTGATATCATCCTCTTCAAACTTTAATTTTTTATCGTCTTCCTCTTCTTCGCCTTCGGCGTCATCTTCATTTTCATCATCATTTTTATCTTCATCTTCATCAGCCTCTAATTCTTTATCATCCTCTTTATCATCATCCTTACGATCTAAATCTTTATCACCCTTATCATCTTTATTATCATCAGTAGACTCATCCTTTAACAGATCAAGGATGTCATCTTTACTCAAGTCACTATTGGATGGGGACTCTAGTATTGCCATCTTCAGCTCCATTTGGTTTCGCTACTTTAGCAGGTGGTGTATTACCCTGAGTAGCAGCTTGTGTCCCATCATTGGGAAGTGGTGGAGGCATCATTGCTTGCATATGCATCTTAAAGTGAAGTAATACATTATAATATCCAGGAGGATTCTCAATCTTAGCCAGTCTACCCTGTTCAGATATTAAGAACTTACGACATATTTCAGCTTCAATAGGATGCTCATCCAAATCAAAATCAACTTCAACTGATGGCTTCTCTATTGGGGGTGGCGGAGGCATTCCCTGCATCATAGCCACTTCAACCATCATAGGATCTGGTGGTTCTTGAATTGGCTCCGATTGCAATAACTGTTGAATCTCATCATATTGTTTCTGGCGAGAATCTTCACCAGGCAATTTGAATTGATTCAAACCAAGAGCTTCCTTAACATAGGGAATATTTTCTGGATCAAATAGAGCCTGTAGTAATTCAGGATTGTTAATTTCTATAATCTTCATTACTACATCTTTAACTTGTGCCCAGCTAACTGGTAGATTCTCAGACGATTCTAATTCAATATCACCAATCTTACCTTTAAGCTCAGCGATTCTAATAAATGTATTAATATAATTACCCTGCTTATCTCGTTCTACGAGTCTTTCATCTTCAGACATTTCCTTGATATAAGATAATACAGATTTACCAAAAGTGTTCTTCCACCAAATAGATAAGAGTTTCCAAGTATTTTGAAGTCTCTGTAATGCCTGAGCACGAGACATCGAATATTCAGATGCGGTCTTAGAACCAGCTTCAGCCATGCCACCAAATAATGATGGTAATGCACCAGAAGCTAACTGTCCTAGTTGTTGAAACTGTTGTAATGCTGGTAGGACTTCTTCACCTAATGCTGAAGCTTTGAATTGATAGAATGACTCTGAAATATTCTTATTTGCCGGTACGTTCTTTGTAGGATATACCCCGCCAGGAGTTATCTCTGCTTGACGATAAGCATCTAAATCTAATACAGCAGGATCTACAAATGTCTGTGGAATACCATGTTCGATGGTCTGAATAATAAGTGATATAAAATCATTGACTATATCTTGGACAGAAGTAAGTAAGGTGCCGAGTGGATCATGATGCAAATAATCTGACATCGGATTATACGAGAGTGTCCAACAATCATCTAAACTTTCATTCTCAGCAACGGCAAAACATTCATCTATGAATACAACTTTACATCCATTAGGAAATCTTGCTTTTAATTCTTCTACCTGATCTTCAGTTCCGAGAACATTGTAAGAAGCAGGACGATACCAGCAATTCCTAACAGTAACGTTATTAACAGGATACTCACCATAATATTGAGTAGATAATCTCCCCCATCTTTCATAAGGGTCATAGACTCCAGAATTCGCTGGAGCCGATTTACTACCATCCGTAATCTTTCCCCTCAAATGAGGATACATTTCTAATGCGTTTGCATAGTGTGTTTCATAGCTAAACATAAGATATGGACAGTCAGATTGCTTCATTGCATAATTAGGAATCTTAACATATAAGCCACCGTATACTTCTACACACTGTCTAGTCTTGGGGTCATGAGTTACACCAATTAATTTAGTTACAACAAACTTAGTTTTCTGAAGATCCGGGTCTAAAATTTCTGCACATTCAGGACAAACAATCTGACCCTGATTATAAATAGCATCCTGTAATGCAACATCTCCATCATCTGGCATGTATTCATCTTGCTCACGCTCAGTGAATAGAGAATCCGGCAACTGAGTCTGACAATAACTACACTGATACCCTTCTACTTCATCTTCTTTATATTCATTCTTCTCAGTAGTTCCATAATCTTTATCAGCTTTAGGATATGTATAAGCTGCTATCATTCCTTCAGTACAGTAAATATAGAGGGCATGAAGCCAGAGCATCGACGCATCATTATGCTTATAAAGTAATTCTGCAATCCTATTACCGGCTTTAGCTGTTGCTACATCTAATGGATTATCAGCATCATCTGGAGCACAACGAATAGCTGGAATAGTAATAGAGAGCGCAGCAATGATAGATTCTAAATAAGCCTTAAAGATATTAACAGGTTTATCATAATACATACTTTCAGATGAATCATCATCTATATTAGAGAAGTCCCACACTCTCCAATCATGTGCAGTCTCTGAATACCATATACGTGTAAATCCATTCCAATAAAGCTTAAGCCTCCGCCATTGGCGAATCTGTCTTTCTCTAACAGCCTTATCTTCCATAGAGAAGTGGTCTGTTAGAGTTTTCAGACTTGTCTTAAGTGTGTCTGATAGTTCGTCTTCTTTATCTTTAGCTTCAGCCATTCTAGTAGCCTACAGGCTTTAATTTACGATCAAACAAACCACCAGTAATTCCTGTATTGCCACCTATCAAATCTCCTAATTTACCAGAATATGCATTAGATATTGGAGTTTCAGGAGCAATAGGTAATGGAGAGTATGCTGGAGTAGGCATTGAAATGTTACCAGCATTACCCATGTTACCGCCACCAGTCTGTTGCATCCAAGGATTAATACCAGTATTACCAGAAGCTGGAAGCATTAGTCCTCCCATTGGAGAAGGACTAATTCCACCTGGTCTTGGGCCACCACCAATTCCAGTATTACCACTAGATGGTAGCATAGGACCAGAAGGCAAAGAGCCAATAGGACCAGAAGGTCTACTAATTGGACTACTAATAGGACCAGCGACACCACCAATAGGAGGAGGTGCAATATCAATAGGTCTACTAGCACCAGGTCTAATTGGTGGCCTCATTATTTGACGCGGCTGTTGCTGTGGCCTCATCATATATCTCATTCTACCTTGATTACCATTCCTATTCATATTATTAGGCATAGTTCCATTAGGTTCACCTACTGCCATTCCGTCACCCTTAGCCATTACTTCTTGCTCCCATGACCAGAAAAGAGTTTACGTTTAGCGGCAGATGTCTTGCTTACAAATTCTTTTGCTACTTCAGGAGATGGTCCGACACCCTTATTAGGTTTCATACCATGAGCAATACCAGCCATGAAATTGTATTGTTTAGCCGACTTCACTGGCATTACCTTTCTCCTCTCCCAAAAGCTCTTCTTCAAGTATATCTACCCTATTCTTTAATTCAACGCTAAGTTTATCTTTTGCTTCTATTTGTGCCCTATGTCTATCTTCAGCTTCTAATGCTGCTCTTTGCTTCGTCCAAGATGATGCTACTTTATGTATAGGCTGTGTAGTTACTGGTGTACTTATTACTGGTTGTGGCTTCACTATATTCAATATTGTATCAAGTAATTGTTTCTTTTCATAGTTAGCTAATTCAAGCTGATACTTTAGAGTTTCACAACCCTTACATGATTCATAAGGTTTACCGAGTAAAAAACTAATGAATCGAACCATGACGTCTCCAACGTGTTACGCCAAATGATTTCTTTTGAGCTTCAAGTTTTTCCATCTGTCGATAATAACCAGTCTGATCTTGAGTCTCATTCAACTTGTTAACGGCAGCTTGTATAATCGATAATCTTTTTACTTCTTCATCAGCACCAGTAAGATATCTCATTGCCGTCTTACATAAATACTTAAAATTATCTATTGGATCATCACCATCAAATTCAGCAATATCTTCTTTATTCTTATCATCATGAATAGCAGTTGGTATCGTTTCAACTACGACAGGACATGTATTAAAGAATTGTATTTTAGGTAAATTAGATTCTGGTTCTTCATCTATGAATTGAGAACGGTAACGAGCTAATGCTTCTTCGCCAAATAACCTAAATATATAATTAGCTTTCTCGATATCATAAAAAGTCTCTCTTGCTAAATGTAAGTTCTTATTCTCCCATCTAAGAAAGTCATGACATAATTGTAGACCGGCTACTCTAGAACCAGGTGTATTATCAGATGATGTCGGCGGCAAACCACTATAACGCTGGAACTGGCTTGCAATTGTTTCTGTTCCCCTATCTTGCCATGCACTACCACAGAGAGTTGTAATAATAATATTCTCTCTATCTGATAATTCTTTTACTTCACTAGCCCAATACGGGAGATCCCTACCATACCAAGCTCGTTCTCTATAAACATAAACTCGTTTATTTGGTCCAATTGCAGCCCACATTGCATGACACATTGCTCGTTTTCCCCAATCAATGGACAATATTCTTGGCCACCATTCAGGAATAGAAAATGGTTCAATGACATGCAGCGCATTATCTGGTTCACCAGGAAATCGAATAGGTCTAAACTCAGGGAAAACACTTCCTTCAAACGCGTGCCAGTCTCCATATTTCTTAGCTCGCTTCTCATTTTCTGGAAGCATCTCTAACTTCTGAGCATATAGCGGATCGTATAATAAACCGTAAGGATTATCTTCTAAGAAGGATGGAATAAATGCTCTAAGCAATCCAGTCTTCTTATCACGCATAATTTTATATCCACCTTCACAGGGCTTAACAAATCTATTATATACAAATGTCTGTCCTATACCTCCTGGATTAGTACCACTTCTAGCTAATGAGATTCTAAAGTCACTACCTGGTCTAACACGAGAACCCACAATATAAATATACATCGCCTCTTCAAAGTGAGTAAGTTCATCAAATGCTGCATAATTATACTGTGCTGTATCATATTGTTTCTTGAGATCAGCCATATGATTAATATGACCAAAATCTAAATAAGAACTATATTCTGGCCATCTCCAACTATGTTTAGTTTCATTATATATTCCACCAGTAGATGGATAATATTCATGCGATAATCGAATAACTTCTTTTTCTAAGTCACCAAAATTTCTTCTAAAGATGATACCTTTGAATCCACGTTGCTTATAAAATCCTCTAATAATTGGTAATAGTGTTAATATGAAACTCTTACCGCCATAGGCGGCACCACCAAACAATGCCTCAAAGACTTCATCAGGTAAAGATAATAAATCTTCTTGCCGTTGATGTGGTTCTACCCTTTTAAGAATATCTTCTGCTGGTTCTCTAACTTGTATGTTCATTGTCTAATTTCAGATATTTTCCTATCTACAAGAGATTCAATATCACTTTTTCTTAAAGAATTACGTTCTTGGCTTTCAATTAATGTAATCAACTTTGTGTTAGATGCCGTATTTTCTTTCACTACAGTAACGAGTTGTTCTGTTGTTAGCTTCCATAAATCAGTATACATCTTAACATCTTTACGATAAAAGACAAACATGAATCCAGCTAGGACTCCACCAACTCCTAGCGTAGCAATCCACTTAATAAATTCACCATCCATTAATAATGGCAGCGACATTGGTTATGGCGTTACAGCTCTCGCTATTGCTGGACCAGCACTTGTAAGTCTAAGAAATAATCCATCAGCAGTAAATGTTCCTTGAGCACTTACTGTCTGTGATACCCATGTAGTTTGATCATTGCTAGCTTCAATAGTGCTAGCAGCAGGAGTTATAAAGTAATTACATCGTCTGGCAGGAGTAGCAAATACTCTATTCTGGGTTAATGTGATAGATGGTCCAATTCTAATAGATTCTAATTGCGGCATGATTATGGCTCATTAACTGTTAACGTAACGTTGCCACCGGCAGTGATTACAACTGTATATGTAGTAGTTGCATTAATATCAAATTCTTTTACTTGAGGAGAATCAGATGTATAGACATATAACACATTTTTGATATTATTAGTTCCAGCACCTAATTGCATATCTAATCTGGTTACATTATTAATTACGACAGCAGCGACAGTAAAGCCTGGACCTGCTTTTGATTTGGTGATTGTAGCTGTTGCAGCCATTACTTAACTCCTTGGAACCATTACATCTCTGACTACTTGTATGGCATCAACAGCAGTAGCAATGACTGTAGTTGTTCCAGCAAATCCAGCATATCTAGTTGTACCTGATACTGTAGGTTGTGCAGGAGTACCACCTATTGCCGTTACCGTAATAGTAATATTCACTATATCACCAACTGCAAATTGCTGTTGTAATCTGTCTGTTGGCACTTAAACTCCTTTCAGATTCTGCAACGAGCGAACAATCTCCATAATCCTTGAATAGGTATTATTTGAGTTACTTCCCAATTGGCTTGAACCAATTCTTGGAAACGCTGGTTGACAATACCCTGTCCCACATTTTCGATAACATATTTAATATCGCCAGCCTGAAACTCCCCGGTGCGACTGGAGCACCCTGAATAAAAAAACCATTAGATGCAATAGCATACATAGCATTACCATAAGGACCGTTGCCCCTTAATGCAAGCTGATAAATATTTGTGTTGGATACTGTAACAGAAGGGAAAGGAACCTGATAACAATTTATCGGTGTTCCATTTCTTAGTGTGAATGAAGACTTAGGCAATTGCTGTGTAGTGACTATAGTTGCTCCTAATCGTACTTCATATGTATAATTAGATGTAATAGGAGTACCATCCACACTTAGTGTGTTATGGTCTGGAAGAACTGCATAGAATGCTGTTGGATTACCTACTGCTCCAGTAGGATCTGGTCCAAAACATTCATTATTCTGAGCTTGTGATATACTAGAGCATAAGATAAGAAATAGGAAACTAAACGTCAATAACTTCAAACTCTGAAATTTCTTTGCGTTTTGGTTCATAAAAGTGGAAGTGGACGTTCTGTCCTCTACGTTCTTTGTTTAATTCTAGTTGTTCCCTTCTAATACTTTCTACAGTCTTGCTAGCGGCTGCAATCACTGATGGAAGTTTATCAGCTCTTACTTCATCTAATTTAGTTCCCAACATCTTTACCGAACTAACTAATACATTTAATGCTTCATTATGTGCATCTGCTAATCGAATCCTATTACTAGCATTATCAATTAAATCATCAGTCCTTGGCTGCTCCTGAATGATTTCCGGCTTCTCTTCAACTACTGCTATGTGATTACCAAAGGGATTCCAATTAGATGGTACCAACTTTTCAGGTTGATTATTACTACCATTATTACTAGTTGTAATCTGTCTGATTATATTACCATTAGACTTAAACAAATCCATCGCACCTGCGCGTCTATTACTGGTAGTCCGTAATCTCTCAACCAAATTACTGGAGGAATGCAATCTTGCTAATGCGTCTTTATCTGATACTAGCATTTGAATACACCTCTCTCGAACATAACATCGTAACACGTCGAGGGCTGGACTGTCAAGTTTCCGTAAAGTCTTGTAGTTGTGTAAGTTAGGGTGATTCCACAACTGAAATGTTCAGAAGTTGAAGTGTTCAGAAATTTTATTATTTTATTTTTATTGCTTTGATTGAGATTTAATATTATAGCATTTCTGTTTAAGTTTGAAATTATAACATCTCGGTTTATGTTTGACACTTCCGCGCCGCGAAGCAGTGTGGATGTTAACCTGTGGACGGGGTATGGGGGTGTGGCATCACCTACGGTGACAGAGAACTAATAATATCAACAATATTGTAATGTTATATTAATAACACTCTTACTGTTATAAACATAACACTAGTGAGCTAGTAGATAGATTGCCGGTAAATGGCTCGAACGAGGCAAGCGAAGATAATACGAAAATCTGGCACCATTCAACGAACGGCAACGAGTCTATATCTCTGGTTCATATTGAGGCTCGCTCTTTACCATGAGGCTACTAGAGCATTCTAGAGGCTATGTAATATTATGAATTATCAATAACTTAGCTTGTGGAAAACTAGCGTAAATTGTCTATATCATTTTTTCTCATAACTTCACACTTATTTTATACTTGACAACGAATATGTAATTCGAGATAATATTCACAAGTGAGGTATTTGATGTGACATACGAATGTGAGATATGCCGCGACATTAACCATGTTAGCCGATTGCATTGTCATACCTGCGGGACTATCCCCCGTGAGTATTCTGGCATTGCTAATCAGCCTAGCAAGCTAGTTATCACTGAACCATTTCATTATCCACGGTTCATTTCCGTGGTAGTAGCATTCGGAGCCGTTCGTCAGACGAGCACCAGAACGACTCGGCGGCTGCTCCGAACAGTCAAGCCTGATTACTACGCGACCATGTAAGAGTTACACAATCAAAAACCCCATAGCCTCTTGTCGATTCTAGTTGACAAGAGGCTATTTTTTTGCTATACTGTCTTTCGTCGGCGGATAGTCTGCCGACACCGTTCTTTGACAATCAGGAGTTAACATCATGGCATCAGTCGCAACGACCGCATCGGAGCTTCGTGAAAAGATGGTTGCTGAAATGCAAACAAAGGTTGACGAGTCTAACAAGGCTCGGACCGGCAAGGGAACGAGGCTTCGAGTTGGTCAGACGCGAGGTAAGAACCCACAGGTCATTACGTGGGAAGCATTCGACGAGAGCGCACCTGATACCCTTCCTAAGACTCTTAGCGAGTTCATGGAAGTGAGTAAGGTTCAAGACGAGCCTCTTATTGTTTCGTATCTCATCGCGGGATACAACGACGCGCAATACACTGCGGCATCAGATCCCATTGCTGAATTCGTAAATCCGGCATGGAGTGATGATGTTCAGAAGCAGTTCCGCCTTGTGGTTCGGAACTACAGCAATGCAACGGGCGTATCAATCGAGGACGCCGTTGCACTCATCAAGCCGGGCATCGAAGCTTCGCAGAAGAGAGGCTAGTCTTACCAACTAGCAAATAGTAGCCTCTAGTTCAGAACATCGAGCTAGAGGCTATTTTTATTTCTGCTTTATTATCTCACCGATAGAAGCCTCAACAAGCCTACGATTATCTAAGACGATTTAAGAACGCCTACGAACGTCTAACGAACGTTTTTCGCACGTCCTGACACGTCCCAAACGACGCCTAAACCCTTGTCTTTGTTGGCGTTAGCCTCACTTTCGGCCCATCCTCGTCTCAGGGAGTCAGGTCGTAGGGGTCGGTATCTTCTAGTCTCTCAGATGACCTATTCTAATTACACTTTCTCTTATATATTTTTTATATATATTATATATTATTATATATATGTAATAAAGAGAGGACACTGACACCAACATAGGACACTTGACAGACCATGCCCTACTGTGCTATACTGTGTCCCGGTGAAGATTTTCCATGCTCACTATCGACCATAACTCGTTGACCCACAAGGCCTTACAGTCTCGCGGAGCATGTCCCGCAGGAACCATAGACGGTCATAGTCGCCCTGAGACGTTCTAGGACAATCATGTTAGAGGATGACATCAAAACAGACATATTAAAATCAATAGCTCTAAAAGGAGCCATTGAAAATCCAACTACTAATCCCATAGTCTATAAGACTAGTGATAATGATTTAGGATTAATATTGGATAGGGCACATGGACTGCCACGAATCAAGCCGCATTTAGTTTCCAAGTTCAAGCTATTACTCTCTCAGCCGTTGTCACTCCAATCTCTCAATCCATTCGAGATTCGTTGTGCGTTATGTAAACGAGTGATATCATATCCTACTTGGCACTATTCAATTAGATACGCAGTGAATGAGTTTCACTATTTCGTGTGTTTCAATCCTCGTAGTCCATTGAATGTGACTGCAAATTGTAATAGGAGGTAATCTATATGTGCGAGACGTAGACAAGCCTAGAAAAGAGGGTAGAGATCATCTCAAAGGGAGAATGTTTAAGTGTCTAGTTACCGTAGTCGTAGGATTCGGCGGCAAGGGAGACAGACTCTCAAGTATGGCAAGGCAGCGAAGCCATGCCATAAGGCTATTTCAGGACGAACAGGTTCGATAGCAAGTAAGCGCCGAGCAACGTTGCGACACAAATAAGAGAGTATCATCAATAAGCTAGTCACCTGAATTAACAGGCCTGAAGAGTATCCTTACTAGCTGATAGTCAGCGAAGTAGGGATACAGAAACTAGAGAGAGGAAGATAAGCACTATGAAATATTGCCCTATCTGTTTAGCATTATGGAACTCTCACAGCGAAGCTGAGTTAGACTCATGCAGAAGGAGTATCAACATGGCATTCCAGAATAAGCCACGT